TGCTCAAGGAACTTCTGATAATCACGTGCGTTAGAAGCCTGATTTACCATCTGACCATTTTGATAGATCTCGAATTTACCTGGCTTAATACCACGCGCAACCTTGAACTGGTGCGAACCAATCTTGAATTCAACCTCAACCTCAGAGTTCTTACCGTTAATTGAGTTGACAAGCTGAGGCTTATTGATGTCACGGTGTGGCTTACCAAACAATGCAAATGACAAAGCATCCAACAGAGTTGATTTACCTGCACCATTTTGACCAACGATAAGGGTTGATGGAGATCGATCGAGCTGTACTTCAGTGAACTTATCGCCCGTAGATAGAAAGTTGCGCCATCGTACTTTTTGAAAAATAATCATACCAGTTCCATATTAGAAGCTTCTACGTAGAGACCACGCATGATCCCTTTAATTTTTTCTTTATCTAGATCTGTCTCAACGTTTTCAACATACGCATTTAGCAGCTCAGAAGTATCTTCAACCGAAATGCCATCATCAGACACATTTCCACCAATGAACTCATCAAACGTTTCAGCGATCTTAAGGTCATGTACACCAATTTGTTGGATACGATCGATGTATCTATCGAAGATATAAGGATCCTCTTTCTTGTGAACAACGATCTTAACGAACTTGTCTTTTAAGTGGTCTACATTTGCACTATTATAATCTGTTTTTGAGTCATCGTACACAACTTTTTCAAACATTGTGATAGGATTGCGTACAGCGGTAATTTGACGTGTCTCTGTATCAAATATGTGGAAGTACTTAGGGTCGTTAGCGTCCGCCCACGTGAACTCCATCTGAGAGCCGAGATATGTAATATTCCCTTGGTTCGATTTCGTGTGGAAGTGTCCGGACAGAACCATCTCAAAACGAGAGAATGCAGCTGCATCCATACCATGGGTATTCTGTACACCTTTCATCATATCGAATCCAGTCAGCTCAAGGTGACCAAACAGAATAGATGTATCACAATTCTGAACGAACTTCATTGAATCGGCGTAGTTCTCGTTGTTAATCCATGGAAGCATAGCAATACGGCAACCAGCATAATCAAGCACACGAGGTTCCATAATGATATTGACTTCGTTCATATAATGTCCTAGAAGCTCTTTGAGTGAGCACAGTTCATTTGTGTTCTTGAAGTACACGTCATGGTTACCTGGGAAGATATCCATACTGATACCTTCTTTGCGAAGAACCTCTAGGAAGCACTCACGGTTATCATTAAGAGCCTTAAAGTTGATATACTTACGATGATCGTAGTAATCGCCCAAGTGGATAATTTGGTTAATCTTATGCTCTTTAAGGTATGGAAAAAATACCTCGGTGTAAAACCGGTTTTGATATGCCACAAACACATCTGAGCTATTTCTGATACCGCAGTGTGTATCGTTTAGAATTGCAATCTTCATGCCATAATATTCCTTTTAGGTCCCCATCCAAGCGCATGTAACCATTCAACATCTGCTTTGGTTGCTGAACGTTCGTGCGGAGTTGGATCTGTCCTATATTCACCATTGAATCCCATATGCTTTGCTACCTCAATAACAGGCGTTGAGTGTCCTGTTCCGATATCACGCACCACATTGAATTCACCATGTGTTATTATATCAAAGTTTTGCATGATTGTAAACAGTGCATTGCACAAATCTTCAACATGAATGAAGTCACGCGTATGGTTCTCATTAATATAACGTACATCATTGCGCTTCAGCCGTTGGTACAACATGTCTGGACGTCCTGGCCAAACTGTGTGGAAACGCATGCCAACAGACCGAATTTTATACTGAGTTGCATCGACCTCGTTAATTTTCTTTGTAGTGGCATATGGGTTTAAGTGCCACATCTTAGCATTAGACGACGATGCATACAAGATAGGGGTTTTGGTTGCTTCAGCGATCCGAAACATCATTCGAGTCGTTTCAACGTTGTTCTTGAAATAAAGATCCGGATCATCTAGTGATGCACGGACACCGGCCAATGCAGCCAAATGGATAATATAGTCGTAATTGTGCTGTTTAAGTTCAAACTCATTCTTATCAAGGATTTCACCAGTAATGGTTGTTACGTCATATCCTTCGTCAAGGAGACGAGCTAGCATATGTGAACCAATATAACCCTTATGGCCAGTCAGCAAAACTTTTAAAACTTTACGCATTTTTTCTCCACTTCTTATTAACCTCAATCGCAGAGTCTAAGACTCGTAACGGTGCATTATATTTTTTAGCAAAGTGGCTAAAGGCTGCAGTATCCTTTGGGAAACATGCTCCTCCCCATCCACGCATACCATCTGGTCCAGGTACCGCATCGTGAGAATTACCAATGCGTGGATCCAAGTGTACCATTTCCATTAGAGTACTAAAATCGTCACAGCCAAAAGAAGTATACACATCCTTAAGCTCATTGAGCCAGCTGACTTTGGTTGCTAAAAACGAGTTGATTGTGTACTTCATAAACGCTGCTTGCTCAGGTCGGCAATAACGAATGTTCTGTACAGATGTAACCTTTTGAAATACCTTTGCCCAGAAAGTACCACCATCACCGCCGAATACCATAAACTCAGAGTTCTTGAAATCTTCGTTTGCACACATGGCGGTCAAAAACTCAGGAGAGTATGTGAACTGACCTTTAACAAAGTCTCTTGCAAATTCAGGGGTGATAGTGGATTTAATTAGAACCGGAACGTCAGGATTGATGTTTGAAATCTTTTCCATATATTGGTAGATAGTATCATGTCTAACCCATTTGTCATCAACCGTAGGAGCAGGAAGACATAGGATGATACCATCTACTTTATATTTTTGAGGTTCATCTGTATAACCCTTGTCAGGATCAATTGCATACATCGAGTGACGTTCAGAGAGTGCTTCATACACAGCTTTACCAACAAAGCCGTATCCAATAACAGTAAAGATCATATTATTCTCCCATGAATAACTCTAGACCTTTTTTCTTAGCTTCTTTCTCTCGGCTCTTTTCGTCCTTAGCAAAGTCTTTAATGACAGTGTCAGCATGACGAACTTTATCGATTCGACTACGTAGATCATCAACGAACATACGCTCAACAGCTTGAGATGTTTCGCCCTCACCATAAGAGACAAGTTCTTCGATACCAGCGCGTTCGATATACTTGAACTTAACATCCTGCTGTTTCTTCTCTTTGGCAATACGCCGCAAGAATGCATAGTAACAGATTTGAGTAAAGTACGCAAACGCATTGGGATTGCCAGTACGTGTTGCCGCTGCGATATCGTAATTGTGGATTGCTTTTAAACAGTTCTCAACCGCATCCATGACCATCTCTTCACGATACGTATATCGAATGAAGTTGGACTTGTGTGAAAGACCTTCAGAGATCTTCAAGAAACATTGTGCGATGTAGTTGGTAACTTTTGGTGGTTCTCTGTTCTCGCTTTCAGCGAGTTTCACGCTGTTGACATAATCGACTACAGCTAGTGAGAATTCTCTATTATTGACGTAATGGGGTTTGTCTTTAGGCTTGATCGCCATATCATTGCTCCTAGTCTATCTTTACAGTTGTATTCATTATACACTGTATCTGAGGAATTGTACATAAAAAATATTTTATTAAAATTGCATTTTAGGGGTTTACAAAACCTAAAAAGTATGGTATAATTAAAGAGTACCGTTGAGGGGAGGGAGTATACCCTATTAATGCATCTTAGATTTGTCCAATGAAGCCAACTCTTCGTACGATTCATCATCAAATTCAGAGTCGGCATTAGTCTCAACGTTGGTTGCCAGCTCTGTTGTTGTACAGAATCGAATGTAAGCTTCTTTAACGTTATTGACCACTTCGCAATGAGCTATAACGTTATGTACAGAAATATGTATAAGGCTTTTCTTAGACACTGGCATGTAGTCCATGAAGTAGAACCTCTCCGCATTGGTATGAGGATTAGTAAAACTCTGAATAAGAAGAGGCCTTTCAACTAGAATAATACCATCTTTTTTGATTGAATTAACAAGTGCAATTATCTCGTCGCCAGACGAGAGCTTGATGTGTCTAATGTTCACACCTTCTAAT